GTAAAAAAGCCGTATGGCTTTTATATGTTTTTTTGGAGGATAAAATTATGAAAGGGTTTAATCGGTTTGAGAAGGGGTTAATCGCCGCGAACATCGCCATAGGAGCGGTATTGATGTTCGTAATCGGCGATTATTCATGGCTTGCTTGGGTGGGGCTTATCGCAAGCATAAGTAACACTTTTTGCAGTATTTTAGTTGCAAAACGCAAAATAAGTAATTATGCGTGGGGGACTGTAACCGTGCTTGCTTACGGGGTAGTCGCCTTCGCAGCGGGAAACACGGGGGAGTGGTCGTTAAATTGGCTGTATTACTTTCCTATGAATCTTGTCGGTTGGTTAATGTGGAAACGAAAAAAGGTTGAATTGCAAGGCACCGAAGCCGAAGTCGAGAGTAAAAAATTATCCCTGTTTCAGTCGATTATAGTATACGGCGGTACTGCGGTTTGTATCCTTGGTTTCGCGCACCTTATATCATTGCCGGCGGTAAACCAGTGGTTTTACGGGGCAACATACTCTTTTGGCTTTGATAAATATGTCATCGACAGTTTTACTACTACGTCGTCCATAGTCGCAATGATACTTATGATAAAGAGATACCGTGAACAATGGGTATTATGGATTTTGATAGACATTATGAGCATTATTTTGTGGTGTTACACGTTTGACCTTATGATGATCCTTATGTGGGCAACCTTACTGGTAAACGCCGTATACGGCTATATCAGGTGGAGGGTCAAATAATGTATAAAGTCGGCGTTTATCCCGGCAAGTTTACGCCACCGCATAGGGGACATTTAGCAGCCATTTTAGAGGCAAGCTGTCAATGTGAAAAGTTTTATGTGCTTGTCTCTCATAATGCGGCGCTTGAAAAACCCCTTTATGAAGGGACGAATACGAAGCCTATAAGCCTGAAGCAAAAAACAAAATGGTTAAGCATAGAACTTGAGGATTTTGCACACATTAAAGTTATCGGCTCCGACGAAGGGGATATTCCCGGATACCCCGAAGGTTGGCGGCAATGGGCGGAATTAGTAAAAAAGACAATTCCCGAACCGTTTGACGCAATTTTCGGCGGCGAACCTGAATATGCGGAAGAAGGTTACACGGCTTATTTTCCCGGCGTTAAATATGTCATACATGACCGCAATAAATTATATCCCATTAGCGCGACGGAGATCCGCCGCAACCCTTACAAGCACTGGGATTATATTCTGGGGTCGGCGCGGGAACACTTTGTGAAGCGTGTTTTAATCACGGGTACTGAATCCTGCGGAAAGACCACGCTTACAAAAATGCTTGCCAAAATATTCTTTACTTCGTGGGCAAGAGAGGAAGGGCGGTATTATTCGGAAAAATACTTTGGCAGGAATGAAACGGTCTATGAACTTGACGATTTTCTCCAGATTAGTTGGGAACACAGGCAAGTTGAAAACCATGCCACAAGGACGGCAAATAAAATAGTCTTTATCGACACGGACGCTGTTGTAACGCAATACTATTGCCAGATGTATATGGGTAAGGAAAACCCGAAAATCGAAAGTTTAATAGAACCGAACAGGTATGATTTAATTTTGCTTATGAATCCCGACGTGAAATGGGTCGCCGACGGTTTAAGGTTTAGCGGGGAACAGGAGCAAAGAATAGCACTACATGAAAGACTGCGCCGTATGTATCAAGACCGGGGCTTTGAAAACATTATTGAAATCTGCGGCGGGGATTATCAGGAACGCCTACAAAAAGCGATGGAGATTAGCAATTCTTTGATAAATGGGGAATTAAAATGATTTATATATTTTGTTATTTTGCCGTCGGCGCGGTTATTATTATGCTGTCATGGCGCGAGGTAGTTGAATACCTTAATGAAGACGATACCAAGTCGAATATACTCAATAGCCCGGTATTGATAATATTGCAAGACCGCAATTTAATAAAGCCCATTATCTTTATCGTGTTGGTTATTATCTGGGTGCCTTATCTTTTTGCCCTAATAAAAGGTTGGGTTAGGGACATAAGGGTAAGGTGGGCTATATCAAAGGTTAATAGGGTTTTGAAAAAACACAATATAAAAAAGCGTGTGTCTTTGAACGGGAGGGATATTAATTTTGATTGAAAACAGCGTAATAGTAAATTTGGAAAGTACGATAGAGGGCATTGCCAAAGGCTATATGCCGCCACCGCCCCCGAAGGCAGATATGCCTTTCCGTATGCCCCTGTTTGGCGGCATTGTTCCGCCAACGCCGACCGTTACGATGTCAAGGGAAAGCCTTATGCCCGCCAAAATGCCGGAGCCAAGACGGATAAAAATAGAGCGTACAAACAGATATTTCGTGTTCGGGGCTATTTGGGATAAGAAAAGCCGGACGCTTTATATTCTTATCCCTATGCTCTTAATCGAAATACCACTGAAGGAAAAAAATGAGTAGTGGGTCTGATTACAAAGGGCAACAAAAAGGGCGTTGCACGGACTGTAAAGAAAAAACCGTAGAAAAAGCCGATAACGGTAAGTGTCGTAAATGGTGTGGTTATTACGGGAATTGGTGTCAATTCGTAGCATGGAATTGTACCGTGAATTATGTAAGGAATAAATAGCAATGAGCGGCTTTTTGTTTCCGATTGGCGGTGGCAACTGGTATCAGGTAAGGGACGGAAACCCTATAGCTCTTGCGATGTATGAGCGACATTATTCCTGTTATAAATACGCCGACGGTCGAGAAAGGAAGCTGTTTTGCGGACCCGGACAAAAAATGGTTTTATTGACCATGAACAATGACGCTCTTTTTGTTTGGCGGAAGTTTATAGACGACAGCGGGCAGCAGGGGGTATGTTGCTCCGTATTCCGCAATGAAGGAAGCCTGAAATCGTCGGATTTAATTATCGAGGCGGTTAAATTGGCAAGGCGGCGATGGTCGCAAGAGAGGTTTTACACCTATGTTAATCCGGCAAAAATAAAATCGACGAATCCGGGATATTGTTTTCAAAAAGCGGGTTGGCGTAAATGCGGAAAGACAAAGGGCGGTCTTATAATACTGGATTATAAGGGGGGGGGGAATTCCGAACATTCGGAAAGGAAAGAGCAATGAAAATACGGCTTTATTTTAAGTGGTTTGATTTTTGGGTCGGGTGGTTTTTTGACACCAAAAAGAAAATACTGTATATCGGAGTATTGCCGATGGTCGGCGTTAAAATCGAGTTACAGGCAAATTCCGAACATTCGGAATTGACAAATTTTTAACGGGTACGCTATACTATTTTCAGACCAAACAGCGCATATCCAAAAAAACCGAGGAGGGCGGTTTTCTGACCCCGCATACTCTTTTAAGGGCGTGTTTTATGCAAAAAAGCGCTGACTCATTACTCTGTCTATTCGATAAGAAAAAACAAGAGAAGTTTACAGGCGGGATTAAATTAGGCTTTGATTCAGGGCGACCTGTTAATTGTTCGGAGTACAGCGACCCTAAAGACTTGCCGCCGCCCGTCCCCGAAGGCTTTTCTATCCGTGAACAAATTAAAAATGCGTGCGCCAGTGATTATTACGGTTCCCACACTTACATTTTCAACGACGGAGAGATAACTCACGCTTCGACCGTCCGAACATGGGCGGGTCAAGGGATACAGAGCCTTTTAACCGAACTTTCGACCGGCGGAAACCCCAGTGCAAGATTGTCCTAAATGCGGAGCGCCGTTGCGGTATATTCCCGCAAGCCATACGGTTATCAGGCAGGGCGGCGACGGGGTGTATACGTTGGACGCAGAGCCGTTGACCATTATTAGCGAGAGGGGGCGACCTGTAACCGGATACAGGATACACAAGTGCGGAGAGAGTAATGCCAGTGAAAGCGAAGCCGACGGCAAAAAAGAAAAAACCGGCGGTTAAAGCGGTTAAAAAAACACCCAAAGAAGCCCCGCCGCAGGGGATAGTCGTAGATTATTCAAACCTTGGCATTGACGACCTCAATTTGACCCCGAAGGAAGCCCGTTATGTATTTTGGTATACCAACCCCGATTCAGACACCTTTCAGAACAGGGCGAAGTCGGCGATAAAAGCCGGGTATTCACAAGACACCGCCAGAAGTACGGTCTATTTTCTCCACGGTAAAAAGAACGTCGCCGAAGCCATACGCCGGCTTATGGAACCCCTGAAGATAGACGTAAAAGAGGAAATGGAACACATTATCCGCGCCCGGATAGCGAGGATACACTTTAACGTAGCCGAGTATTACAAGAAAATCACGATAAAAGAGAAAGACATCGCCACGGGGGAATTTGTAGAGCGGGAAATCGAGGTGCTAAAAGACTTATCGGAATTGACCCCCCAACAGTTACTTGCCGTTGACGGCATTGATTATAAGGGGGTTACGGGGCGGAAAGTCATCAATTTTGCCGACCGGGAAAAATCCATGTCCGAAATGACAACCATATTCAACAAACTGTACGGCGGACCCGCCAATGACAACAACGACGACGGCGAGGCGACCATGGAGATAATACGGGAGCGGCTTACTGTCAAACTGTCCGCCCGTAAGGGGAAAGACGAAGTGGGCAGGATAGCCGGAATAAAAGACGACGGGGGGAATAAACTTGTCCAAGAACTGTAATTACAGCGGTTTAAGGAAGGGTCCACGGATACGACCGTTAAGCCGAAACCTGAAAGCGATATACCACGTCCTGTCAAAAAAACTGTTGTCTTGGGGCTATAACGTATATGTAATGGATTCAATCCGTACACGCTCCCGATACATAACCATAAATACGGGCAAAGGCAATATTCTTAAAATCAGGTTATCCGATCACCCGCCGGGCAGACATTCAGACGCAGACTTTGACGTGTATACCGGGGAGCCGAGAAAAAAAGCCCTTGATTACAAAGAATTGATAGCGGTATTAGAAAAACGGTTAAAAACAAATAAAGACAGGCTATGGACTGACAAAGATCAAGAAAAAGTAAGCACAAGCGGGGCGCTCAATGGGTAGCGGAAAAGGCGGGCTGTTTACGCCGGAAGAACGGCTAAACTTTGCCGAAGCCTTTATCAAAGTAAACCAACAGCCCATTGACTTGGATTTTTGGCAACAGGAATACATAAGAGACACAAGCAAATACGCCGCCTTGAATAAAAGCCGCCAGACTGGATTCTCTTTCAGTGTCGCATTAAAGGGTTTGATTAAGGCAATGGACAAGAACCGCTTTAAGTATACCCGGCAATTCATATCATATAACCTTGACGACGCAAAAGAAAAAATAAGTTACGCCAAAGAGTTTTATCATTCAATCCCAAAAAGACACCGTAAGGAATTGGTATCGGAAACAAAAACATCAATGGAGTTTTACGACAAGGGCGGAAAGACGACAAGCCGGTTACTGTCTATCGCTTGCCGACAGCCCCGTGGTAAAAACGGCGATCTTGTATTCGACGAAATGGCGTTTTACCCATTTAACCAACAACGTAAAATCTACACCGCAGGCTTGCCCGTAGTATCCCGTGGTGGGTGCCTAGAGGCGGGAAGTACCCCCTTCGGAATGTTGGGGCAGTTTTACGACATATTCAGTAATGAGGGCAACAAATACAAACAATTCCGGCGGTTTACGATCCCTTGGTGGTTTACGAAAGAATTTTGTACCGATGTTCCCGAAGCGGTCAAACTTGCCCCGAACATGGATACAGAGGACAGGGTAGCGATTTTCGGCAAAGAGGCGATACAGACAATATTTGATTCAATGTTCCTAGAGGATTTTCAACAGGAATATGAGTGCGCTTTTATTGATTCGGCTTTAAGTTACATAACGCTTGATTTAATCCATGCGAACACCCCCGGTATGAGAGAGGGAGACAGAGACCGCCCCCTAGAGGAAGGGGAAGACGAAAAAGACATCGAGATAAAAATATTCAAGACGGCGGACGATTTATTGCTTGGTTACGACCCGGATATTCACGGGCGGTTATTCATGGGTTACGACGTTGCCAGATTCAGGGACGCTGCGGTCATATTCGTTATCGGTCAACTACCAAACGGATTAAAACGAAGCGTCGCAGAAATCGAAATGGTAAAAAAAGAGTATGAATACCAACTTGACCAATTCCGCAAGATAATGAAACAGGTGCGCCCGGTGCGGGCTTGCCTTGACAGTACGGGAATAGGCGACCCCCTGCGGGAAACACTACAAAAAGAATTCGGCGACGCAATGGTCGAGGGCGTAAAGTTTGACAGCGTATCGAAAGAAGAAATGGCGATAGCCGTAAAAACAGGGCTTGAAAAGAAACAGTATTTACTGCAAAACGACAGGAAGTTTCACAGGCAGATCCATTCAATCAAACGGACTTCGGTGTCGGGCGGAGCTTTCCGCTATGACAGCACAAGGGACGAAGACGGTCATGCCGACAGTTTTTGGGCGTGGGCGCTTGCGGATAGGGCGGTTATTCAGGGTGCGACGGATACCGGAAACTTTTACACAAAATACACTAGCAAAAAGAACGGTAATGCAGTACAATCAGGGAAAGAAAACACGGAAAGCAGCGTAATTAACACCGCCCCTACTCTGACTGGAAGGCGTGGAAAGTCCATAACATCACTTTTAAGAGGTGTAGAACGTGCTAACCGGAAATAGGGGTCCAAGCCCCATTATACTGCGGCGGGAACTTGCCAGACAGGGCAGTCATTTTACCCCGCCGACTACATACATGGGAAACCCCCAAAATGACAACGGCTTGCAATCGGCGTTATTCGATCCGCTCAAACAGATACAAAACCAGTACGGCAATTTACGGACTGTTGACCGCTATTACAACCGCTCGATAAACTGTCAAACCCTGCGGCGGGTGTCAAGTAAGGCGTGGATTATTAACGCCTGTATCGGCAATACCATAAGGAAAATCGAACCGTTTTTGAAGCCGTCTACCGACCGCAATATCCGGGGCTTCGTCATACTGAAGCGGGGCGAAGACATATCAAAAGCGTCGGGCAAAAAATCGACGGAGCGTGAAACCCTTGAAAAGTTTTTATTGCATACGGGATTCGTCGATGACCCGGACAGGGACGACGACTTTGTAAAGTATTGCACGAAAATAATCCGTGATTTACTTGAAATCGACCAGATAGCGACGGAGATTCAATATACAAACGCCCGTAAGCCCTGCGCTTTTTGGGCGATAGACGCTGCGACCATTGAACGCATTGTACCGGGGCAGGACAACCCCTATAAAATAAAGTACGCCCAAGTAATAGACTATATCCCCTATGCGTGGTACACGAAAGATCAATTAATTTTTGATTTTCAAAACCCCCGGACGGATATTGACTATTCGTTTTACGGTTATTCCTACGTCGAACAGGCAATCGACCTTATAACCAGTGTCATTAACGCATTTACATATAACAGCGGATTTTTTACGGAGAACAAGCTCCCCCGTGGTATGCTGTTAATCGACGGCGACGCAGATCAAGAGACCGTAGAAATGATGGAAGATTACATTTGCGACATTATGAGCGGCAACCCGTCTTCACAATGGCGTATTCCGATTATCCCGTCCGGCATTAAAAAGGGTGAGGGCGGCGGTATCCGTTGGCAGTCGTTGACCGGGACGAACAAAGAAATGGAATACCAGAACTGGATTGAGTTTTTAACGTCCGGCGTTTTAACTTTGTTCGGTACTTCCATGGACGACATAGGGTTACAGATAAATAAATCACAACCTATGGTAGAACGGGACGCAAAACCGAAAATTGAGGCGGGTAAGAGCGCCATACTGGGGCATACCCTTACTTTCCTGCAATCCTACCTGAATAAAATCATCGAGAAGGTTAATCCCAATTATTCACTTGAATTCGTCGGATATGAACGGGACGACCCGCAGCAGATACTCGACTTAGACAAGGGCGAAGTCGAATCCTTTAAGACGTTGAACGAAAAACGCCAAGAAAGAGGGTTAAAGCCGCTTGACTTGACGGAGATAAAAAACCCTGCGGATATTCCGCAAAGCCCGCAGACGGTACAACTGTTCCAACACGCCCAACAGGGCGGAATGATGGGCGGAATGGACGGCGGTTTCGGCGAAGACGGCGACGGCATGGAAGACGAAGCCCCGGAAGGCGGCGGAGAACCGCCGAACACGGACAATGAAGCGTGGAACGCATTGGAAGCGGCAAACGGCGGCGGAGACACGGAAAAATCACTTGCAAGATCGGGTAACACCATAAGGATAGAGATATGAGCAAAAAATTAAGGGGCGGCATAAAAACTGAAGCTGTTGGCAGATATTCTTTAGCGGCGAAAGAAATTATTGAATTATCTTCCGACATAGAAGACGAAGCAAACCATTTTTATATTCTTTTTGAATATGATTATGACGCAGATAAAATGTTAGCCCTTGCCAACAGCATAAAAGAGAAGGCTGAAAAATTATATCTTAATACAAAATACATTGCAGACAGTATTCCTAAAGAGGTTGACGAATAATGGCAAAATACCAGAGAAGAAAAATCCATAAGCCCGATAATCCGTCCTTTCAATGGGACGTTATAGACTTTAACGCAAAGTCGAAGGAATACACGATTAAAAACAGAGTAACCGGCGAAAAACGGACTTTGACAAAAAAGCAGATGTTAGAGCTGCAAACCAAAGAAGGGGCGGATAAAAAATGATAGATATGGACTGTTTTACCGAAAACTTTATGGAGATGTATTCTTTCAAGCCGCAACAAGAGGGAAAAAAGTGTTGCAAATATTGTCGTTACTATAAAGCAAAATTATCAAAAAAAGAAATCGAAGACATAAAAGAATATGTGGACTTTTTCACAGAGAACTTAGGAACAAGCGAATTCGGTATATGCAAAATAGCCAGTAAAATGGCATTAAAAGTTATTGAACGTGAAGAAGAAAGAAGTCCGATTATAACGGCTTATAGCGGACATTGCGAATTATTTAAGTTATCTATTTTGAAAATAATTATAGATAGGAGTAAAAAATGAAAATCGCCGTTGATTTTGACGGTACAGTCGTAACGCACGAATACCCCAACATCGGGGCGGATATAGGCGCGGTGCCTGTATTAAAAAGCCTTATCGCCGCCGGGCATAAGCTTATTTTGAACACAATGCGGTGCGGTCGGGAGTTAAAAGCCGCCGTAGACTGGTTTAAGCAAAATGACATACCGCTTTACGGCGTGAACAAAGACCCCGGACAAAGCAAGTGGACGCAATCGCCGAAGGTGTTTGCGAATATGTATATTGACGACGCAGCGTTAGGGTGTCCGTTACTTTACCCGATAAAGGGGGCGTTACCGCCCGACAACAAAGTGTGCGGCAGACCTTATGTAGACTGGGTAAAAATAGCGGAGATGTTTGCCGAAAACGACTATTATCAAAGCCCCGACCCCATTAAAAAAGAGGAAACGCCGAAATAAAATGAATTACGAACTTTCGATTAAAGACGTAACACCTCAAAACGGCAGAACTAAAATGATAAAAGCGGTAAGGGCTTTATCTCAATATCTGGGTGTTCCCGTATCTGTAAGCGAAAGGAAGCATAATCACGGACCCGAACCGTTTTTATTCAAAGCGCAAGAGGACTTGAATTATAAGTGGTACAATTATTTTTCCGTCGCACTGAAAGAGACGTATTTATTTGTCATTAAATACTTCGGCTTGCCCGAAATGAATACCGTCGTTAAAAAAGCCAACCCCGACGACGACCCATTAACCCACAAAGGGAAAGTGTTATACAGCCCGGAGACCGGGCAGCCGATTAAAAAGGGCGACTGGGATCGCTTCGTCGTCGTGCTTGAAAAGTTTTTGAATAAGCGTCTTAAAGACACGGACAAAAAAATCATACTCGACAGTAAGGCACTGGGGCGGGTGCTTGACCGTATGTTAAAATACAACACCTTGGAAGCGGTCAAGGAATTATCCCTCGATGACGTGAAGTATAGGGGCAAGACATTGGACTGGATTAGTGATTCAGTTAAAAACATGAAAACCGCCCTTGGCGACGAATTAAGCCGCCCCGAAATGGCGCGGATACAGGTATTACAGATGTCGGCGGCGGAAAAGATTACGAAAGCGTCCGCAGCGGTAAAATCCGACATAAGGCAGATATTAATTGACGGCGTGAAGTGCCGGAAGGGAAAGGGGCAAGTATCGCAAGCCATATTCGACCGTATGACCGGCGCGAACAGGGACTTTCAGAGAATTGCCGATACCGAAATACAAAACGCTTCCAACAATTCTTTCCTACTGGACGAAGTAGCCAACGCCGAACCGGGCGAAAAGGTTTATTTTCAACGGATAGAACGCATAGATTCTAACACTTGCGATTTTTGTAAGAAAATGCACGGGGTTGTCGTATTATGGAGCGATCACCCGTTACCCGATAAAGACAAGATTGACGACCCTATAGCGAAATATGCTATCTGGGACGGTAAGGACTGGGACGGAAAAAAAGAGATGGTAGCCAACGGCGTATTCCACCCCTATTGCCGTGGCGTGTGGGTACGGTATAATGGCGCGGAAGTAAACGCTCTTGTGGCGGAGCTTCAGGGGAAGTCGAAAGAGTTTAACGCCGCCCTCGAAAAAACGAAAAAAGAGTATGAAGACAAGGGGGTAAATAACCCCAACGACAAAACGCCGGGCTTTACGGAAAAACTGACAAAGCACTACGGACCCCAACCCGGCAAACATAATCGAAAGCGGTACGGTCAAGCGTTTGTGCAAGCGAAAAAAGAATTTGAGGATAACGACATAGAATATCCGACAAGCAGAACGCCGGGCTTCGATAAGAGGGTGCAAGAGATATACGAAAGTTTTGACGACGTTGATAAATCCCTCGTAAAAGTTATAAAATCAGTAGAGGGACAATTAAATACCATGAATAAAAGTTATTCTGAACGAGTAAAGCAAGTATTAAGAGGGATAGGGAGATAGAGAATGCCAACAAAACGAAAAGATTTGACGGGAATGACTTTTGGTAATTTAACTGTCATAGAGTATGCGTATAGCAAGAAATACGCATATTGGAAATGCCGCTGTAAATGCGGAGAAGAGACATTTGTCCGTTCATCTCATCTTATTGCGGGTGCGGTAAAAAGTTGCGGGTGCGTAAACAGTGAAATAGGCAAGAGAACTGTAAAATCGGCACAAAACGCAAATAGAAAACATGACGAAAGTAAATCAAGGCTCCATGTTATTTGGACAAACATGAAACAACGATGTGGAAATTCAAAAAACGCGGGGTATAAGGATTATGGCGGTCGGGGTATAAAAATATGTCATGAATGGGAGAATTGTTATATAGCATTTAGGGATTGGGCATTGACAAACGGCTACAGAGAAGATTTAACTATTGACCGCATTGATAATAACGGAAATTATGAACCCTCTAATTGCCGTTGGGCTAACAAGGAAATTCAATCAAACAATCAAAGGCGGAATATCAACATAACGTACAAAAACGAGATTAAAACAGCTTCAGAATGGGCAAAAGAATTAGGGATAAGCAGAACTACATTTTATAGGTGGTTAAATCAAGGTAAAACCATTGATGAAATAGCAAATAAAAGACAGAGTGCGTGAGGCACTTGGGGGGATAGTATGAGCGTTATTTTTGGATTAACAGTAGATACCGATTCGGTAGATAAATCTTTCGGGGAATCGTTTGGCGGTTGGGACGACATTCAAAAAGCCTTGACGCATAAATATATCCGCCGTATTCCCAAAAAGAGCGGTAAGGGTTACTGGTATATTTACGCAGAGACCTTTCAAAAACCCCTTGCGGCGTTAAAAACATTCTTCGGTCTGCAAACAAAGTCAATATCAGACACTTATGAGAAAAACGACATAAAAAAGGACTTCGGCGCGGATAAAAAGACTTTTGCCGCCCATTTGCTTGAATACCTGTCAAACAAATTAAAATGGGATACTTTTTTCAAGAAAAAAGAGAATAGCGACGGTTACAAAGCCCCGAAAAAAAGCCCGCCGGCGGGAAACGGCGGCGGTAAAAAAACGGGCGGAACTGTTGACAAAAACGCCAAGCAGGGCGATAATAAAATTGTATTGAACCGCAGCCTAATGCGTAGAATTTGGGGAATATACAATAAGACGGAGGAAGAAAATGGAACAAATAACATTGGTAATGAGCGAGGAGAAATATCCGATGTTGCTTCGGCAGTACGGAGCGGAGGGAGCGAGGAAAGCGGCGATCAATATGTGTCTGGGACAGAAACGGGAGATAACGGAGGAGAACCTTTACAGTTGCCTAACGGCACTGGAGATCGACCTGCAAGAGATGTTCGGCGCACCGTAAAAGAAACAAAAAATATTCGTGAGGCTTGCTTAAACCTCTTAAATTCAAAAACAGATGACCAGATGACCGAAGAAGACAAAGCTCTGCTTCGGCAGTATGAAGGCGCGGGCGGACTGGGAGAGGAAGGAGCCAGTACCCACGGGACTTTGTATGAATACTACACCCCCCGCACGGTAACTAAAAAAGTGTGGGAAATCGTAGACAAATATATCCCCGGAAAAAAGAACGTGTTGGAACCGTCGTCGGGTATCGGTCGTTTTGCCGAAGACAGACCGGACGACGTATTCACGTTAAATGAGTTTGACAAGACTTCGGCGCGGATAGCGGGAATATTACACCCTGATAAAAACGTCAAACAAGGGGCTTTTCAAGAGATGTTTAAGCCCGGCAAGGAATACAAGGGGCAGAAATACGACGTTGTTATCGGCAACCCTCCGTATGGCAAGTATGAGGGTTTGTGGAAGGGGCGCGGCGAAGGCAAAGGACATACCCGCTATGAAGAATACTTTATAGACCGTGGACTTGACACCATGCGTGAGGGCGGAATTATGGCGTTTGTAGTGCCTTCCGATTTTTTACGCAAGGGCAACAGTAAAATAAAAGAGAAAATCGCCGCCAAGGGCAAGCTGTTGGAAGCGTGGAGATTACCCAACGGCACGTTCAACACTACCGGAGTGGGGACGGATATAGTCATTATCCGCAAAGAAACGGGCGACCCCGCCGATTTTTCGGATAACGCTTTTTTTGAAAAAAACCCCGACATGGTAATGGGGGCGGAAACGACAAGGATCGGACGTTACGGGAAAGAAGAAAAATATATCGGGCTTGCCGACGGCGAAAGTTTTGACGAAGCTATTGACCGCATAAGGGCGGATAAAATAGAAGCCGCACCCATTGGCGCGAAAACCCAAGCGGAACAGGCGGAAGAAAATGTCAAGGTAGTTGTCGAAGGCGGAAAAATAAACAAAAAAGATCAAATAAAAATCAAGCAAAATAATTATGAAATCGACAAATTAAAGTTTGAAATCTCCGAACAGGAAAGAACGCTTGAGTATATGCGCCCGGAAATAGAAGCGGCGAAGAAATATGAACTCGAATCGGGAAACAAAGATTATCCCTTATCAGGGGCAATTATAAGAGACGGGAAAGAAAAAGAAGAATATATCAACAGGCTTAAAGGCGATATAGACAAACTTGAAAGAGAGAACCGGGAACTGGAGAAACCCAAAGGGCGGTCATTGTCTGAAGCCATGTTGGGTAACGACAACGCCAAAAAAGCCGGAAGAATCAACAAGATGATAGCCGACCTTAAAAAGGAATTAGAGGACGGCAAGGAACAATACGAACAAGACAAGATAGCCGAAAAGAGAGTGGAAGATCAAAATAAAAACGGAACGGTCGCTTTCCTTTACGGCTCTACTGTTTCCAGTTACGAATCAAAGAAAGAACAGCTTGAATGGCTAGAAGCGACACCTTATGAAGCCATAATGACCAAACTGAAAGACGACAACCTGAAGCGGATAGCAGCCCTTGAGGACGGAATAAAGAGTTACGAAAAACAGCTTTCAAGCGGTCATGCGAAAAACACAAAGCAGATCGGGCATTGCAAGGAAGTAATCAAAAATTTCAAGTCTCAAATTAAAGACATGGAATATGACAATATTCAAATGGAACTTGAGGAGAGAACCAGAAAAGAGAAAGCCGCAGAAAAACCAAGCGCGGGTCGGACAAGATCGGAAGCGATGATGGGCAACCAGAACGCCGCAGGGTCTCACGACGTGGATTCGTTAGCGGAATTCAACAGGAAGTACAACAAGAATATTCCCGAAGCGGCGATTCCAATTTGGAAGGCGACGAACTGGGACGGGTCAATAGACATAAGCCAGTTAAAAGACACAACTTATCTTGAAAAAAGCGGAAACTACGTTAAAACCGCCGACGGCAAGTGGTACGACATAGTAAATTACGCAAGCGGAAACATCTACCAGAAACTTAAAGAACTTGAAAGAGACAAGGAAGATTTATCCGCTGCGGAGTACAAACGGCAAAAAGCCATACTGGAAGCGGCGAAGCCGACCCCGAAAACAGTACACGAATTCACGGTAAGCCCGTTATCGGACTTCGCCGGAAAATATGTCATCGAGGAAGAACTTAACGACAAGCAGGATTCCCTCATTCAAGGTTTCAAAGACTGGGTGTGGGATTTAGGAATGGGGTCCGTACCGCCGTCGATAACGAAACACGACATTATCGACTATGTAAACCGCAAATCGGTAAGGGCGGACAGTAAAGCGTCGGACAAGGAAGCCGCCGCCCGTGAGCGTGATAACACGATTAAAGTCCGCCGGGAAGCGACCGAAGCCCTTTTTAATCAGTATATCCGTGAACAATTATCAACGCAGGAACAAGAGCGCATGGCGGATATGTGGAATAAGCAGTTTAACGCCGTAGTGGACTCCGATCACACGAAGATACCCGCCTTCGTGGACGGCATAAGCCGGACGTTCAAAGGCGACCCGCTTAAAGTAAGCGACATACAGTTAAAGGGCGTTGCGACACTGGTAAACAAGGGAAACGGAATATTAGCGTATGATGTCGGTGTCGGTAAAACCTTGACGGGTATCCTTGCGACGGTAAGCCAGATACAGACCGGGCGGGCGAAAAAACCCTTAATCTGCGTACCAAAGTCGGTATACAAAAACTGGATCGCCGAAATACAACAGTTATTCCCAAACATAAAGATCAATGACCTTTATAATTTTAGGAATATAGAACACCTTAAAAACCCCGACGGCACATTGAATATCGAGGAAGGGACGCTTTCAATCTGCACATACGAAGCGACGCAGATGATCTCTTTCAAGCCGGAAACGATAAATAACGAACTTATGGCGGATATGTTAGATAGCCAGTCCGCCGTCGGCGTTAAAGCGAGCGACAGGGATAAAGCGGCGGAAAAAGAGCGTATTCAAACAAAACTGGGCAAGGCGACCAAAGCCGGAGACAAACAGACAAACTGGGAAGATACCGGCTTCGACCATATCACCGTTGACGAACTTCATAACTTCAAAAACATCTTTTCACAAGCGAAAGGGAAAGAAAAAACAACGCAGGAAGAAGGAAACGCAAACGAATTCACGAAGATAACGGGCGGTACGCCGTCCGACCAAGCCCTTAAATTATTCGCCATTACGCAAATGGTACAGAGGGAAAACAACGGGCGCAACGTGTTCGGCTTGACGGCGACCCCCTTCACAAATTCCCCCATCGAGATTTATAACATTCTTTCACTGGTAGCCCGTGAGAAACTTAAAGAAACCGGGATATACAACCTTCACGAATTTATGGCGCAATTCGCCGCCTTAAAGTCTGAATTGGCGGTAGATTCACAAGGCGACGTAGCCGAAAAAACGGTTATGAAAGAGTTTAAGAACCTTGTCGCCCTTCAAAAACTTATCAACACATACATTGACAAAGTGGACGGAGAGGAAGCCGGGGTTATACGCCCGAAAAAATCTATACACTATGAAGACTGCACCCTGAATATGACGTTAGCCCAAAAAGACATTGCCGAACAGATTATTCATTACATGGACACCGCCGACCCGAAGGAAGATCCGGGCGCGGCGCTCAAAGGCATTAACGCCCTGCGGCAGTTGGCGTTATCCCCCCGGTTGCTTGAAAAATCAAATATAGTAACACTACCCGACGACTTGGGCGATTTTGTAACGTCAAGTCCGAAAATGACGTTTGTGTGCGATTCGGCGGCGGAACTTTCAAAGACCGCCGGACAGGTCATCTACTTGCCGCAGGGAATAAGTTATTACAAAGAGGTCAAAGAGTATCTGGTAAAACGGGGCGTTGACCCGGAAGCGGTAGCCTTTTTATCACCGCAGCACCTACCAAGCGGAACAAACAAAGACGGCAGCGACAGGGGCGAAGAAGAAAAAGCCAGAATTATGAAGGACTTTAACGACCCCAACGGTAAGATT